AGCGCCGGTTGTGGTGGAAACTGAAGGAACGATCGTTGTTAGATCTACTTCAGAAACGTTTACACCTGGACTAACTTGAAATGGCATTGTTATCTCCCTTCATGGAATAATATTATTTCATGGCATATTTATAAAAAGTCTGTTTCTAAACGCCTATTCTGATATGACCAATCCGCAGGAGTATCGTTGAAGATTTCTTCTAACTCGTCACCATTATCAATAAATCCAAAAGGCAAGAGGTCATTTACTATGTCCTCTTCTGTCTTTTCTCTGAGTGCTAGCAGAGTATTTATGTTCGTATATTCTTTAAAATATGATTGTTCTGAAAGCCATGCAAATAAAACTAAACCCATGACTAAATCGTCATGTTTACCCTCTTCAGCTTCATAACTGTTTCCTTTCTTAGAGAAAGTAGACAGCTCTTCTATAGTATAGAAGTCGTTAATGATAAGCTGATTCTGTTCTACGAGAAGTTTAAGTATAGAACAACCTATCGATTTAACTACTTTTGTTGTTCTGATACCCTTATCGTTTAGACTGCTGAAACCACCGGCTACTCTTTTACCAGATCTACCAGCATTTTCAGTAAAAAGAACATTTTCATATTCATAGTCATGATGAAGAGCTGCGCCTACTTGCTCTCCGATATCGTTTATCTCTACCATAACAGCAGCATTATTATACAGCTTAGCTATCTTAAATATAAAGTCTGCGTAGTCTAAAGGAGTTATAGTATTGCTTCTGTAAGTACATACTTGATTGTATGGCATAACGGTACAGTCTATCACATGAAAAGCAGAGTAGTCTAGACCCTTACCGCGTGATACGTCGGCTATGATAGTATAGATTCTATCTTTCTGTGGTGGAATAAACTGATACAAACCATCTTTTTGTTGAACCGGATTTTGATGAACAAGCTCTTTTAATTTCCAACCAGATATCAAAGTACCAGAGCTTCCCATAAACTCTACGCAGTATTCCTGTTCGAACTTCTCTACGTCGAAGTTCATAGCAGAAAGGGTACTATCTTTCCACTTTTCGTCTCGGCCCGGAACACTCTGCCACATTACTTTGATAGGTCTATACCCATTTTTTCCAGACTGAGCGTTAGACCAAAGAGCGTAGAAATGATTCAGACCGTTTGGCGTAGATACTAGTACTATCTTAGATTCTAGACCAGATGAAATTGTAGGATAAACTGAAGTAAAGAAAGTATCCCAGTTATCAATGAACGCAGCTTCGTCGATGAACAGTAAGTTGATGGAGTAACCACGAATAGCATCGGAAGATGTTGCGGCCGCTATAACACGAGAGTTATTCTCAAGTTCTATAGAACCTTTATTCCATTCTTTCACACCCTGCTGTAACCACTTTGGAAGATGCTGGTATGCTAACTGAACACGCCCTAAGATTTCACGAGCAGTCTCGCCCTTATTAGCCAACAGAGCTACAGTCTTTTCTGGATGAAAGATTATGTACCAAAGAATGAAAGCACAAGTCGTAGTAGATTTACCAGCCTGACGTGCGGTAGCGATAATGGTGAACCTATTATTAGCCATAGAATCCAGCATCTCTTTCTGGTATTCATACAGCTTGAAGTTTATCAGGCCCTTATCGATACTGATAATCTTCATATATTTTTCGGTGAAATATATAGGATCTTTAGAACACTTCAAGTATTCTTCAACAAGATCTGGTGTCCACTCGATGTTTTGTTTCGAGCGTTTTAAGTTAGCGTTACCGTTGTAACCCTTGAGATTGTCAAAACTCTTATCATTCATTTGATTTCTTCATGTTATCTATGACTTTTTGAAGCTCTGCAGTAGACCCAACAAAAAGATTGTTGGTAACACTCTGCGCTCTTTCATTTATTGGTGTATCTGATGCTTCGATCTCTCTTATCTGTTTTTGTAGATCCAGCAAGTCTTTGTTAGCTTGAAGAGCTGTTTCCATAAGCTTAGCTAACACCTCAAAAGCTCTAGGGTGTTGACTGCTGTCGGCTATCTGTGATAGCTTCTCTATAGCATGAGCGCTGTTCTGAATAATCTCATGTATGTTTCCACGAGCAAGTTCGAAGTCGTTCTTAGCGCTATCATCATGAGCTTTTGATATGATACCCTGGACAGATTCTTGAATAGTCATAGGGTTTAGATTCAAAGCATCACTAAGCTTATCTTTTTTCTCTTCCATCATATACCATAAGTTGTGTTTATAACGAATCCATAATCATCGTTTACATTGATCAGGCGTGGATTTATAGAGTTATTAGCTACGCTTGTGGGTGTACCGTTAGATGTAAGACCCGGTTGAATCTCTTGGAAATAAGCGAACGGTGTTGTTCCCGGAGCATCAGCTATAGCTGTCGATAGAGTTGGAACATAGTAGTTGGTGTTAGCAAACTTGATGATCGCACCAGTCTTTATCGGTCCGTATATGTACCCTTTAAGGGTAAAATCAAGCGTCCATACTATAGCTCTGCGTTCTGTAAAGTTTCCATCATATGAATCTTCTTGAAAAATGCTGTTCATTATTATGGGTATATCCATAGTAATAGCCATATCAGGAATAAGATTTACAGAAACAGTAAAGTCCGGTGTAAAGTAAGGAAGTATCTGCTCTATGATCTTTGTACCATCTTCTGCATTCTTTACGTACACATAAAGCCTGAAGCCAAAGTTGTACGGTACCGGGTTGTATTGATAAGACAACGAGTTAGCATCAGTAGCGTTTCTCTTTACTACTCTGTTTGTAGTGATCAGCTTTCGTGAACTGTCATAACCGATATTAGTCATCTCAAACGATATGAACGGTAAAGTAACTGTAGCCGATGGACGATCTAGATCGGGATCTTGTTGAACACGAGCCAACATTTTTTCTTTTGGAGCATAAGTTACTGGAACTTTAACTACTTGTTCTAGATGACCGTTTACGGGATTGTATTTAGATATGAATATCTCGTCAAAAAGAGTTCCAAAAAGAGATACATATTTTCTGATTGTCTGGAAATAAAACTGTTGATTAAACATTATAAGATACCTTCACTGAAAGGATCATGCACACTAAAGTCAATGAAAGATCCTGATTCTAATAAGTTAGATGGATTAGCACCAGTACCGATAGCTTCTTCGATTCCGTAATGCTCGTTGACTATGTAGTCACCAGCTTCTGTCAATAGATAGTTTCCAGCTTCGTCTGTTATAGAGTAATCGAGTATATTTGTACTGTATTTAGTCTGTAGACGATCGATAGCTTCTATGCCGGTATCGATATCTTCGTTGCTGTACTCGAACAGTTCACACGTCATCTCCCAAGTCTGTAGAGATCCTAGTTGATAGAACATCTCAAACTTGTTAACAAACTTGATCTGAAAACATTTGTTGTTGAGCGGGAAGTATATCAGGTCGCCTTCGTTTGGGCGAGACATAGAATTCTGACGACCTATCTCTTCGCTGAATACTTTTTGTGAAACTGAGAACACAACTTGATCTCTTATCTCGAGACCAAACTTAGACATAAAGTTACCATCGCCGCTAAAGCCGTCTACTGACTTGATATACATCTCTATCATGATAGCTTGATTGTACGAAGACTGATCGTCTGCAGTATAAAGCTTATCCAAGTTACCTATGGTTCTTGGCATATAGTATACATCTTCGCCGTATATCTTGATAGCTTCAACAATCAAGCTCTCTATAAGAGACTGTTCTCCAGAGCTTTGAAAATTATTGAAGTATACATTGGTTGCCATGATTATCCAATCATATCAGTAACTGGAAGACTAAAGTCGATGATCATTCTTTCGAGCTTTTGTTTTTCTTGCATAGCTTCATCGTATATCTTTTGTCCGTTAAACTTCAAACCACCCGGAAGCTGCATGCCCTCGAACTTCTTTAGATTAGAACCCCACTGTTCTTTGATAAGAGAAGTAGCATAGTTCTGAAGCCACCATTCGTTATAACTTTTAGTGTATTCGTCTGGATCTATCACTTGATAAGCTTCGAGTATCAGGTAATCTCCGGGATTAACAATATTCCAATCCATATCTATGTAGCACTTGTTCAAGATACGATTGTATCTGATCGGTTGTTGACCAACCAAAAATTGCTCCAAGAACTGAATGTGTGTGAGCGCCATATAGTATGGAACCATCGAAACAGAAGTCAAAGTATACAGATCGTTCAACGCTATCTGATAACGAATATTGAAAAGATTATTAGTGTTCAACGATTGACCGATAGGAAACAGGTTTACTACGCCGATGATGTTGTCCGGCATAGTGATGAACTTGTTTGCTATATCAGCCGGCTGAAGTCTATACTTGTAGTAGACTTTCTCTGCGCCATCAAAATGATAGTCCCAGTAATACTTGATAGCTTCGGTAACACGATCTTCTACTTGATCTTCGTCTACGTTGATCTCAATAACCGGCTTACCTAGCTTGCGTAGGCAGTATTCTTTGAATCCGTCTCTTGAAGTTATTAAAGCCATGTCGTTACCTTAATTTTTAACAGAAGCAGATGATAATTCTACTCTATTGTATAAAGTTGAAAATGTGCTACCGTATGTTCCGCCTCCGCTTGCTAGATAAGTTGCAGTGTAATCGTTGCCGCCAGATCCATTAGAATATGTTACAACCGTGTTATCTGCTTGTCTAACAGTTGTTTGTGTAAAAGTAGCATTAAAGAATGGATTACTTGAAGGAGATTCAGATCCAGAAGCTCCAGACCAAGCGAATATATCAGTTAAAGCAGTAGCTGAAGGAAAATAATAAAGAGCACTAGGATTTGATCCTATCTTAACAGCTATCTCATCTCTACTAGAATTATAAAGTATTTGACGTATAGCATACGTGACAACATAATCGTTTATGCATATAAAAGATGGTAGAACGTTTCCACCAACCATAGTAGCTGAAGCAATTCCCCCAGAAAGACTACCTAAATTTATAGCCGGACTACCTGGAGCATTCCATACATAACCGTAATTAGAAAACCCCCATATCATATTACCAGTTGTCCAAGTAGCAGGAAGATCCAACGCCCAGCATGATCCACCATAAGAAGCTGCGTCTGCCGGTGAAACAAATCCACTACGAAAAGTGCTACCATTATCATACCAAGTTACACCGTTGCTTAAGCCATGATACACAGTTATCGGCGGTAATCTAGCAGTTCCTCTTAGAGTACTCATAGCAACTTGATACGGAGGAGAAAGCGCAGTATAGTCTAGAGTGCTGCGCCACACTCTACCACCACCCATAACACTTAAATCTCTATAACCACTAAGTTTATTTCTGTTTGAGCTTGCACTATTAGTATCGTATTCGGCAGCAACAGAATTAGCTACACCAACATTAGTAGTGGAAATAAATCTACCTATACTCATTTTTCTAATCTCTTTTCTAGTTCTTCAACTTTAGCAGAGAGTTCTTTGATTGCTTCGATAAGTAAAGGAACTATCTTATCGTATTGAACTGTCAAATAGTTTTCACCAGATTTACTGCTTCCGTCATCGTTCAAATCAAACGGTGCTCTTTTAATTACTTGAGGAAGTACTTTTTGAACTTCTTGAGCGATAACACCGATCTGTTGTTCTTCATTCTTGAATCCATACTTAGCTGCAATATCATTGTTTTTATACGTGATACCACGAATAGAATTCAAGATGCTTAGTGGATTTTGTATAGTGTTTATATCTGTCTTAAGTCTTTCGTCAGAGTAGTATGCTATAACATCGCCAGATGAATACAGTGCATTACAATAAACAGCATAAGATGAACCGGTAGAACTACCGGTTGTATAACCGGCTGAAGTAGCAGTTGAAACAGAGCCCGCAGAAGTAGCATAACTAACTGATGCTGATGATATACTCGATGCATTGTAAGGTGTATATCCAAGAGCAGTTGTTATTTGAGATGAAGTTATGCTTGTTAGATACGTAGCTGAAGCTACACCAGTAACTCTACCATAAGCATCAACCGTTACAGAAGCAACTCCGGAGCCACCATATGTTCCGGCTCCAGCACCACCGGTTGCCATGTTGACCGTAACTGCGCCGGTGTAAGGGCCTGATCCAGTACCAGATACAGTTATGTTTGTACCAGCAGCTACAGAAGTTACACCACCGCCGCCACCCGATCCGTTAGATGCTGCAGTAATACGTCCATAAGCATCTACAGTAAGATTGGTTGCAGTATAAGATCCAGCGGTAACTGCTGTTGTCGCTAATCCAAGAGTCGGGTTTGAACCCGAATAAGATGCTGCTAATTGACCGGATGTAACACTAACTGAAGTTACCGCTGCGCTCCAATAAGCGTTACCAGCGCCGCCGCTCGTAGTCAAGAAATAACCGGCTGTTCCTACAGAACCGTTAGCGTATATCGTATTAGCGAAATATGTGTTGCTGTTGTGTGTTACTGAACCAGCCGGACCAAAAGTTACACCGCTGGTAAAAGTTGGTGTTCCGGAAGTTGTTATATAGTTTGTCGCAACAACACCGCCAAGATACAAAGAATTGTTTGATGTGCCGGTATAGTTTGTAGCGTTTACGGTTGTAGTAGATGCAGCACCGATAGTTAGAGTGTTAGCTATGAAAACGTTGTTTGAAAGTTTAGTAAAAGTAAAACCAGAAGATCCGTTAGCTGCTCCGCTGTCACTGTATTGGACATAAGTACTACCGCCTTTAGCTGGTAAATCGGTCCACTGCGGAGGCTGTAATGGTCCTTGAGATATGAAAACCATGCCGGTAGTACCAGCAGATGAACCGGCAATAATGTTGTTACCAAAAGTTACCTGAGCACCACCACTAAAGATAGTGTTAGCTGTGATAGAAACATTAGAGTTAAAAGTCTGAGTGTTAGCCCAAGTATACTGAAAATTAGTGTTTACACCGTTTATTGTAGCCCAGTAAACGTTACCAGATGTACCACCAGATGTTAAGACCTGTCCAGCAGTACCAAAAGATCCGTTAGCTGATACAAGATTAGCAAACTGAACGTTACTGCTAAAAGTTATGGTGTTAGCAAAAGTATAGGTAGCTTGAGCGTTAACGCCGGGAGAAGGTGCCGACCAGTAAACGTTACCGGTGCCAGTAGAAGTCAAGAATTGACCAGCAGTTCCAAGAGAACCGTTTGCTGTCAAAGTAGCAGAAGCTGCTATGGTAACGTTAGAACCAAGTATAACTTGCGTACTGTTCGATACAAAAGTATTACCGATCGTACGAAGGCCATTTTTTACTACGAAATCTTTATCGGCCATAGGTTCCCTTTCCCCAATGGTTATTGTTTTTTATTATTTATACTTTAAAGAATTGACATTTTTTGGAAAGTTATATATAATAGAGATATATCCAGCAACAAACAGGAGTACTTAATGTCAGATAATGTTATTGAAAAGGGTTGGGGTAAAGAGACTATATTTGCTTCCAATGAACTGTACTGTGGAAAGTTTTTAGAGTTTACTTCTGCTGGAAACAAAATGAGCATGCATTTTCATAGTCATAAAGATGAGTCGTGGGTCGTCGTATCTGGGACTTTCATCTTACGTTACATCGACGTGTACGATGCTAAAGTGCACGAAAAAGTTCTTCGAACCGGAGATACTTGGCGCAACCCGCCTCTTCTACCGCATCAACTCGAAGCTATCGAGAACAACTCTGTTATAGCTGAAGTCTCTACAGCAGACGATCCGGGTGACAACTTCAGAGTGTTTCCGGGTGACTCACAGACTAGGGAACAGACAGTCTGATATAAATCTCTTCACGTCTTCCGGCGGAATACCAAGAGATTCCATGACTTTGGGTGTATGAGGGTTCTTTCTTTGGTTCTCACAGTAGTAGTTCTGCGCTGCTTTAGAATCTATGATGCTCGTCTGTCCTATGTTCTTCAAGTAGTAGATCAAGCTCTCGTGTGACAGATCCATTATAGTCTGCAGTTCAGGAAGAGAGTTGATGTTGCCGGCTGCTACCATAGACTTAGAGAAAATGTTTCTAGCCCACTCTGGTAACTCTCTTGGTTTAGACCACTGTAAGTTCTTGACTCTTACGTTGAACCACTTACACATGATATGCTGAGGATCAGTTGTAGGAGAGAAGTCATGAAATGCACCGGTGACTTTGTTTGGTCCGGATATAAGATCAAACCCGTATATCGGACCGTCGTCGTCGGTGTGTGGAAAGATGCACAGATGCATCATGTATAGTCGTTTGGTTTCTCTCGCGTCAACCACATCAAGATGCGCTCTACGAAACGTGTTGGACTCGAATACGTGATTAGGCCAAGAAAATCCGTGATCTTCATCTACTTCTTTTCCGTAATCTCTTAGAGTGTTTAGTATCTTCTCTGAATGTGCTACCAGAGAATCAAAGATTATACTCATTCTTGAAATCCTCGAAAAGTCCTATTGCGTACTCAAAAACATCGTTGGCTTCTTCTGCCATGTCGTCGTTGAGTTTTTCTCTAAGCTTCTTTATAAGATTTGATCTGTCTTCAAAATCGTACATATAGCCAGAACCCGGGATGACTTTCTTGATCATCTGACCACCGAACATGTCACCCATGTGTCTAACATAAATATGAGCTAAGAGCTCTTCGTCTGTAAGATCTGCATGAGTCAAGTAATCCATGTAAGCTACAGTGCTGGGCAATACTTTTAGATCAAACTCTTCGAGTTCTTTTAAGTCTTTCAAGATTCCGGGTGTTCTTTCTATACCCTCTAGATCGACTAAAACTTTAGAAGCTGTTTTTTCTAGAGCGCTATATATAAAGTATTGATTGTACAGAAACTCTGCGTATAGTCTTTTATCTATGTTGCCGCTCAATAAAACTTTTACGAACGGATGATTCTCTGCTCTATCATGCTGTTCTTTGATCAAATCTCTTAACATAATGGTGTCTCATGATTGTAGTTGTTGGTGATTATATATTAGACCAGTATATTTATGGTACGTACGAACGTATCTCTCCAGAATCTCCCATACCAGTTTTCAAGCAGTATCATACTGAGAACACAGACGGCGGCGCTGGTAACGTAGTCAATAACTTGATGGCTCTGGGAAACGAAGTCGCTTTCTTTCGAAACGAGAATGTAAACAGTATCAAGACTCGTTACGTTGTTGATAATCATATAGTTTTTAGATCAGACAACGAAGAGTACTTTAGCCCCGAAGAGATCAACATGGAGATCCCTGAGGGTGTAAAATACGCTATCTTGAGCGACTACAACAAAGGGTTCTTAGAAGAGAGCAAAGCTATCATCGAAGCTCTTCGAAAGCAGAAGATCATAGTTGTAGTAGATCCAAAGAAGCATATCAGCTACTACGAGAACGCTCACATAGTCAAGTTCAACGAGAAAGAGTTTAGACAGCTTTCTGGTGTGTCTTCTCTAGAACAGTGCAACGAGATACATGAAGACTATAACATTCATACCATCATAGTGACTATGGGAGGAAAGGGTGTCTTCGTTTCTGATAGAGTGTCCGGTGCTTTTTTAGTAGAGACAGAGAAGTATCAAGTATCCGATGTTACCGGTGCGGGTGACGTATTCATCGCAGCTCTTACACACTTTTTAAACAAAGATTCAACTCTTGTAGACGCGGTTAAGAAAGCGAACGTTTTGGCTTCTTCTACTGTAACAAAGTTTGGCACTACAGTCTTGACAGAAGAAGACATAAAAAAGACAACGATCGTTTTTACTAACGGCTGCTTCGATATACTTCACAAGGGTCATGTAGAGTATCTTAAGAAATCAAAAGAGCTTGGTGCACGGTTGATCGTAGGATTAAACTCTGACGAGTCTGTGAAGAAGCTAAAAGGAAAAGACAGGCCCATCAACAACGAACAAGATCGTAAAGCTGTACTTGAAGCTTTGGACTGTGTTGATGAAGTATACGTATTCAACGAAGATACTCCCTACGAGCTTATCAAGAGTATAAGGCCAGACATCATCACGAAGGGTGGTGACTACACAGAAGATGAAGTTGTCGGTAACGATCTAGCTAAAGTCGTTATAGTACCTTTAGTAGAGGGTTACTCTACCACTAAAGTTGTGAAGAAGACGAGGAAGAAGAAATGATAGTAGTGACTGGTGCAAACGGGTTCATCGGTAAAAACTTCTTGAAGAGACTGGAGAACTCTCCTCAAACTTACGATGTTATGCCGGTAGACACACACAACATGTACGACGTGTTCAACGAAAAAGTTATACCAAACATAACAAAGATATATCACTTCGGTGCTATATCGAGCACCACCGAAACAGACGTATCAAAGATATACTACTATAACATCGAGTACAGCATCAAACTGTTTGAGATGGCTATAGCTCATAATATTCCGGTAGTCTACGCGTCTTCTGCTTCGGTGTACGGTAACGCTGAGTACTACAAGATAAACCCGTTGAACTACTACTCGTTGTCTAAAGCTACAGTAGACTATTGGGTATCAGATAACATACGTAAGTTCGAAAGCGTGATAGGTCTTAGATTCTTTAACGTGTACGGAGAAGGTGAAGATAACAAGGGAAATCAAGCAAGCCCTATCTATCAGTTTACCAAACAAGCTAAAGAGACGGGTGTTATAAAAGTCTTTGAAAACTCTGACAAGTACCAGCGAGACTTTGTATGGGTAGAAGACTGCATAGACTGCGCGCTTATGGGAAAAGATAGTGGGATATACGACGTCGGTACAAGTGATCCTATATCTTTCTTAGAAGTCGCTGCGATAGTAGCACAAAAGTATAACGCTACTATCAAGACTATACCGTTCCCGATACAGCTGTACGGAAGGTATCAGTACTTTACACGTGCCAGAAGAACTTTTGAGAAATCTTTCAAGACAGTAGAAGAGTACGTGAATGAGCTTTGATGTTCTTAAGTACGCTACAGTAAACCAATCTGCTGCTACTTTCACTTACGATAAACCCGTAGTCGGATTAGATCGTGATGGTGTCATAAACTACAACGATCCATCAGGCGGATACGTGTGGAAAAGAGAACATTTTATTCCTATCCCGGGAAGTCTTGAAGCCGTAGCACTCATACGCAGCAAGGGTTACAAGATTATTATAATAACAAATCAGGGTGGGATCGATAAGAAGCTTTACACGACTCAAGACGTAGACTACTTGCATCAGTACATGTTCGAACTGTTGGGTAAAGCTGGTTGTCCAAGCGTCGATGGTTTGTACTACGCTGCTTCTTCTGATAAGGGAGACCCGTACGCTAAGCCGAACACTGGCATGTTCAAGCGTGCTGAGAAAGAAACCGGTGTTAAGTTTAGTGAGGGGTGGTACGTCGGTGACAGCTTGAGAGACTTGAAAGCTGCGCACAAGATGGGAGCTAAACCTATCTTGGTGAGAACTGGTCACGGTATCGATACCGAAACTGAACTAAACAAGTTTGCTTACAAAGATATAAAAAAGAAGACTGCTTTTTACAACAGTCTTCTTGAGTTTGCTCAGAGTCTACCCTAGTCTACTTTGTAAGTAAACATGTTCTTGACGACGATCATTAGTTTGTATTCGGGTAGATAGAGATATTCGATATCGCTTCGTTTTAGAGTTTCAACCGCATCTTCAAGAGTTTCTACGAGTGGATCACCACCCAAGTTGAAGCTTGTGTTGAACAGCATCGGTACACCCGACTCTTTATAGAAAGCGCTGATAAGGTTGTAGAAGTTTTCGTTCTGATCTTTGGTCACAGTCTGAATTCTACAAGTACCATCGACATGGATAACTGACGGTACTTTCTCAGCTACTCCGGGTTGACAGTTCACGGCGTACATCATAGACGGTGATTCTTCCATACCTCTTAGATCAAACCATTGTGGCGCAAGGTTTGCTAGAACTGTAGCAGCGAACGGTCTGAAGTACTCTCTGCGCTTTACTTTGTTGACGAAGTCTTTACCGTCTTCAAAAGTCGGATCGAACAAGATAGAACGATTTCCTAGAGCGCGTGGACCGTTCTCCGATCTTCCTTGAAACATAGCTACGATGTTCTTTTCTCTAAGAAGCTTGACTACATCATCGTCTGTAGCGGGAACGACTTTGGTTCCCGGAAAAGCGTACTCATCGATGAACTCTGGTGTGAACTCGTACTTTGGTCCAAGATAGAGAGTCTCGTTCTTCATGCGAACTGGAGCTTCTTCATTGGTGCCATGATAGACCATAAAAGCAGCACCCATAGCAGTGCCAGCGTCGTTGCTTACTGGTTCTACATATAAGTTGATTCCAAGCTTATTAAGTTCGGTGAGATAGAAGTAGTTAGCTACGCAATTAAGAGCGTAACCGCCGCTCAAAACAACATTCTTGTTACCAGTCATCTCTACAGCGCGCTTGATAAGTTCTAAAGCTTGTTGTTGAGTCTGAGTCTGAACTGCATACGCCATATCGCGACGAGACTGAAGAGTTGTTGGATCAATGCCATTATCAGGTATTTCTTCTAATTCTTTAAATCCAAGATTATTTACGATAGCTCCGTTAGGATAACGCGGGATAATCAAGTTACGGTTTGAAGACGTATAGATTCCAGTGTCATCAAATAGTGGTGGAATATTAGAGTTTTCTTTACCATATGGGAAAAGCCCCATAGTTTTACCAGCTTCAATTGAAGACCAGCCGCAATATTCAGTTACTGCTTCATAAACCTTAGTAATACCAGCACGCTCTGTGATATAACATTCATGTACGCCATCTTCGCCATACAAAGAGCTAGACATATCTTTAATAATTGCACTTTGTGTAGGACCACGAGTTCCAAGATGTTTGTAAATGGTTTTAAAATTTGCAGGATAAGAACATTCAAAAATAGATTCTGTTTCCCAGAACATACTTTCGCCAGTTGGACCGTTAAGCGTTATAAATGTTCCAGCGCCATCAATTACTACGCCAGTAGCAGTTTCGAAACCAGAGCGATAAAAAGCTGCGGAGGCATGAAGCTTGTGGTGAATATGACTTAGATCAATTACCTGTGGATGATTGTGTAAATTTTGTTTACGATCAATAAGACCCAACTTACGAGCAAGGCCAGTATAAACATCATCGCCGGTATAATCAATTCTACCAGCAGTTTCTTTTAATGATTGAGTGTGAGCGATAACAAGATAATCAATCTTATCTGTATACTCAAGAATTTTCATCATTGAAGCAAGTGGACCACCATCATACTTTTGACGAGTAAGTCTTTCTTCTTCAATACTAAAAACAATTTCGCCGTCTTTTAATAAACACACACCAGCGTTATGCCCGCGAGCAATACCTGCAATATATCCAGTCGTCATCATTTAGCTCCAAATTTAGACTTAATGTCTTTAGTACCAACGCCAGTTCTTTGTTTTACTGACTCAATAATTCTTTTAAAATGGTCGTCATTAAGAACCATCAAAGCTTCATTGTTACGATCAATAGAATCATCCGTTGTAATTCTCATAGGTATATATCTGCGCTTATCTTTACCACAATCAATAATATTGAAATTCTTTTCGTCTTGGTAAGTAATATTTTCTGGGCAGGTGGATCCTATGACCACGGTCGCGGTCTTGTTGAGCGCGTACGCGACGTGCTGGCCGAAGCTGTCGCAGCCGAAGAAGTGGTCTGCCGCGTTGATGATGCCCATCCACTGACGGAGGCCGAGGTTCTGAGGCCAGGCAACCGTGTTCTCTTCTGCGGTCTGTATCGGTATCTGTGACATCAGGATGATGCCGTAGTCTCTCTTGAGTTCCTCGATGAGCCTGATCGCGTCCGTCAGCTCGAAAGATCGCCCGCTGCCGTCAAAGATGAAGTTTGACTGCTGGGCCACGGTGCTGCCGAATGGCTGAAATACGATCACCTTCTCTTTGTTCTTCATCTTGCGAACATCATCGACTATACAGTAACCGTCGACTTGCTCTTTCTTCGAGAGCTCGCAGGTTATCTTGGCAACCGGAGGGACCTCTGTCAGGTCGTTGATGATCATGTCGAACGCCTGAATCATGTTGCACTTCTGGTTGTAGTAGGCGTTCAGCCTGTAGGGCTCGGGAGACACGATCTCCTTGTCGAGGAGGTGGTCCTCGAACAGCCTGTTGTGCATCACGTGGAATACTTTGTCTCGCAGCTTCGGCGAGCCCGCGAACAGCTCCATCCAGCCCTCGGCGACTATGATGAAGTTCTCGTTCTTCTCTGCGTATTTCTCGAGGGCGGGAATGGAGCAGAGCACGCGCCCAGCTCCACCGTTGATGAAGAATGCCTTATCCATGATATACCTTTCACGTCAGTGAGTCATTACAAGAGTATTTATATCAGCAGTAGGACACACAGACCATGCCAGACCTACCTAGGCCTCCGCCGCAGTTGGTGCACGGTGCGTTAGTACTGCACATGGACGTGCACCCTCCCATGACGTGAGTGAACGTACCGCCTGCGCCCGGTATCACCATGTATGTCGGTGAAGTTTGATTGTGGTCGCAGAGCGCCCCGCCACATGAGGCTGAAGTTGCACAGAATACGCACGCGGAAGTTGTCTCAAAACCATAGATAGGTGGATGACAGTAAGCGCCATAGTGGTTGGTGTCGAAGAAAGTGTACGCGTGCATTCCAGGAAGCCCTCTTGCCTGCAACGCGTAGGTGCAGGCAATGCACGCCGAGCTATACGGTGCGTTGTAGCACCCGTAGAATAATACTCTACTGTTTGGTTGAAAATTTATGACTCCGCAAGTTGCACAGCTGCTATAAAAGCAGTAGTCCGATCCAGAGTTACAAGCGCAGGCACCAGCGGATACATGATTACAGCCGAGTGATTGAAATCTCATGTAACCATTATTGTTCCATTGCATCATATACGACGAGCCCATGTCGCACCCTAGAGCCCCGTGCGCCGAGAGAAAATCTTGATCATACATAGTTGTACAGACAGAAGCCGTCGTTCCACCCTGTGCGCAGAAGTTACAGAGAAGTCCTCCGGTTGCAAAAGAAGGGGGGGCGCAGGTACTCACCGGTCCACTAGTCCATAGAATATTACAGCAGCACGCGCACCCGGCGCACAGAGTAAATATGCAGCCGGCTACTGCTGGAAATATTAAAGAAGCGTACGCGCCGGTATCACCAAAAGGAGATCCACCGCAGCAGCATCCTGATCCAGAGTGGCCGCCTGGACCCCAGAGTTGTATTCTTATAGAGCTTATTCCCGATGGTACAACCCAGCTACATACCGCGCCGGTGGTGACGTTGGTGCCACACACTTTAAATCCCGACACGCCGGTGCCGGCCGTAGAAGAAGTGCCGCCGGCAAAGTTGGGTATATAGTTCGTGCTGATAGTGTACGTAGACGCGAGGTGAGGTGC